GATTTAACTGACGAAGAAGAATTAGAATTAGAGAAACATAAAAGAAATATTATAAATGCCTTAATTCAAGGAGCGGCAAAAAAGGGACACTACCTTTTCCAAAAACCTGAGGTTAAAGCTAAATTAGACGCAATAGACCCATCTCTTTACAGAGATTATTTGGGTATCATGGCAATCAATGATTTCATGTATTTTACTATGGAACAAATGATTGAGATGATGAGTCAAACAGGTCAAGGTGTTGCGGGTAAGGTATCATTAGAAGATGCTGACGATGAAGGTGAGGAAGGTGGTGAGGAAGGTGGTGAAGAAAATGGAGAACAACCTGATACAAAAATTGTTGCGGTAGGAATGATATTCCCTATTTTGTGTCATGAAATTATAAAAGGGTTAGAAGAAGCTAAGGGAAGACACGGACACTCACAAAATAAAAGTATTAGAGATAAAGTGAGAGGCGCTGTGGATGTGTTATCTAATGAACCAATGCAGTTAAGGATAGGACCTGAAATTGTTGAAAAACTTAGAAATGCTCTACCAGACTCAATGTTTGAAGAATCAAACAAAGGTCTAATAAACTGGTTCCATATCTTGTTATACCAAATACCAGCTCAAGAATTCTTGGAAATCATAGGAAACGCCATCTCTGAAGATGCGTCCAAAGTAAAAAAGGCAACTGCAAGATTTGAAGAAATCATGAAAGAGGCTAAAACTATGAAGGACGAATTTGAAGATTATAAGGAAGAAGAAAATATCGATTCTGATGAAGACGACAATGATGACGATGATGAAGGATTAGATGATTTCTTAGGTAGTTTGGGGATATCAAGACCCAAATAATAATTTGTGACTAAAGAACAATTAATTATAGAAGTAACGAAGTGTATGAGGAACACACCTTATGCACTTCGTACTTATTTACAGACATACGATAATACCGTATCAAAATACGTTCCATTAGATTTATTCCCTGACCAAGTTAGTCTTATTGAAGACTACGATAATTTCAATGAAAATATTGCATTGAAGTATCGTCAGGCAGGTGTATCTACGGTTACTGCGGCTTGGGCATCTAAAAAGTTAGTTTTTGCTAAAAAACAAAAACCTGAAAAAATTCTAATTATTGCCAATAAGTTAGATACATCTGTCGAGATGGCTAACAAAATTAGAAACTTTACAGAACAATGGCCATCATGGGTAGGTGTTGGATTTTCACCTGACAAAAACTCCCAAAGACATTTTAAACTTACCAACGACTGCGAAGTTAAGGCAGTTGCAACATCAAAGGATGCCTTGAGAGGTTATACCCCAACTATCCTTGTTTTCGATGAAGCTGCGTTCATTGAGGCTGACGGAGATTTCTGGTCGGCGTGTATGGCTTCATTATCTACGGGTGGTAAGGTTATTGTTGTGTCTACACCAAATGGGTACGACCCAATTTATTATGAAATCTATGACCAAGCATTAAGAAACATGAATGACTTCAAAGTTTCTGAAATGTTTTGGTACCGTGACCCAAGATATACAAAAGATTTGTATATGGTTAATACAAATGATTTAGTCCACTTTTTATTGAATAGAGAAGATTATCCAGAGGATACTGTAGTTGATTTATCGATTGAGAATCCATATGAAAGAGACCACGCAGTTACAACAGATTATATCAACAAAGGATATAAACCATGTTCGGCTTGGTTTGAGGGGATGGTTAAAAAATTAAAGTTTGATAGAAGAAAAGTGGCTCAGGAGTTGGAATGTAACTTCTTGGGTTCGGGTGATAACGTGTTTGATTCTGAATTAATGCAGAACATATCCAAAAATCAATTAAGAGAACCATTAGCTAAAATGATGGGAGGTTCTTTATGGATTTTTAAAGAACCTGAGAACGGTCACAAGTATGTTATGGGTGTAGACGTATCCAGGGGTGATTCTGAGGACTTTAGTTGTATTCAGATAATCGACTTCGATACAAGGGAACAAGTCCTTGAATATGTCGGAAAAGTCCCACCAGACATCACTGCGGAGATTGCCTACAAGTGGGGAAGTATGTATACCGCATACTGTGTTGTGGATTTGACGGGTGGAATGGGTGTAGCAACCGCAAGAAAAATGCAAGAGATGGGATATCAAGGGGGTATGTATGTTGATAATGTTGATACAAGTAACAAGTGGAAATACGACCCTAAATTAAATGAAAAAATACCCGGTATCAATTTTAATAATAAAAGAGTTCAAATAATTGCCTCATTAGAGGAAGCTGCGAGACATGATTTTAAAATTTATTCACACAGATTGTATAATGAAATGAATACTTTCATTTACATTAACGGTAGACCTGACCACCAAAAAAATCACCACGATGACTGTATTATGGGAATTTCTATGGCAATCTATGTTGCGGAAAAATCTTTTCAATCTTTAACTAAAGTTGTTAATCATACTAAAGCAATGTTAAACTCATGGGCAACAACTGTTACGGAAAATAAAAACTCTTCTGAATTCTTTAATCCTATGGTACCTCAAATGGGTAGAGAAAGTCGACAATTTAATTCTGGACCTTCTAAAAGGGATTATCAAGAATATGGGTGGTTATTTGGTGGTAAATAACTATTTATATTATTAAAGAAACGAGTTAAAATTATACCATGAGCGAACAAAATCTGACCGTTTGGCAACGTTTGTCCAAAACGTTTGGTCCAAATTCTTTACTGAATCAAGATTATCCTACTTTCAAATTTGATAAGAAGGAGTTGTTACGTACAACAAGTCGAGACGAATACGAGAAAGAAAAACTACAAGCACAACAAACATTTTATTTATCAGGTCAATGGGCAAAAGTTGAGAATAACATGTATTCTCAAGCAATGTATTATGAGCCAACAAGACTTTCAGCTCAGTATGATTATGAATCAATGGAGTATACTCCTGAAATTTCTGCTGCTTTGGACATATATGCTGAAGAATCTACAACAACAAATGAAGATGGTTTTATATTACAAATTTACTCAGAGTCAAAACGTATTAAATCTGTATTGGCGGATTTATTCAATAATTCGTTGGACATCAACACTAACTTACCAATGTGGACAAGAAACACTTGTAAGTACGGTGATAACTTTATTTATTTAAAACTTGACCCTGAAAAAGGAATTGTTGGGTGTCAACAATTACCAACAATTGAAATTGAAAGACATGAGGCGGGAGCAAGCGCTAAAATCACGGTTAATGTTGAAAAACCTGAAAAGCCAAAAGCATTAGAATTTACTTGGAAGAATAAGAATATGACATTTCAGTCATGGGAAATTGCTCACTTTAGATTATTGGGTGACGATAGAAAACTTCCTTATGGTACTTCAATGTTAGAAAAAGCAAGAAGAATTTGGAAGCAACTTTTATTATCAGAAGATGCGATGTTGATTTATCGTACATCAAGAGCTCCTGAAAGAAGAATGTTCAAAGTATTCGTTGGAAACATGAATGACGATGATGTTGAAGCATATGTACAACGTGTTGCCAATAAATTCAAGAGAGAACAAATTGTTGATAGCAAGACAGGTAATGTAGATATGAGATTCAACCAAATGGCGGTTGACCAAGATTATTTTATTCCTGTGAGAGACCCAGCAGCACCAGACCCAATTACAACATTGCCAGGTGCCACTAACCTATCTGAAATTGCGGATATTGAATATATTCAAAAGAAATTATTAACAGCTCTTCGTGTACCTAAAGCATTTTTAGGTTTTGAAGAAGTAGTTGGTGATGGTAAAAATTTATCATTACAAGATATCAGATTTGCTCGTACGATTAATAGAATCCAAAAGAGCATGATTCAAGAATTGAATAAGATTGCAATTGTTCACTTATTCTTATTAGGTTTTGAAGATGAACTTTCAAACTTTACATTAGGTTTAACAAACCCATCTACCCAGGCTGATTTGTTGAAGATTGATGTATGGAAAGAAAAAGTTCTACTTTATAAAGATTTGGTTGCTGACCCCGGAAATGGTATTCAAGCAACTTCATCTACTTGGGCTAAGAAGCATATCTTTGGTTGGTCTGATGAAGAAATTAGATTGGATTTACAACAACAAAGAATTGAAAGAGCGGTTGGTGAGGAACTTAAAGCAACTCCAACGGTTATTACAAAAACAGGGATATTTGATAACATAGATAAGTTATATGGTTCTACTTCTGGTGGAACAGCACCTGCATCATCTACAGCAACTCCGCCACCAGCACCAGGAGGTGATTTGGGAGGTGGTGACTTAGGAGGTGGTGACTTAGGAGCACCTCCACCAGCACCGGCAGGAGAAGAAACGGTTCCGCCACCGGCAGAGGGAGGAGAAGTAACACCGGAATCAAGAATGGATAATCTTAACATTTTAGTTGAAAACAACTTAATTGAGGGTAAATTATTTCTTGATTTAGGTCAAGGACAAGATTCTTTAGGAGAAATTTCAAAAGAACTTGATAAGTTGTTAGATTCATAATATTTATATGAAAACCATTAAAAATGACTTTCGGGCAAATAAAATCCATAATTGAAAATAGTTTAATTGAATCCTATAAGAACGAGGGGGAATTCAAGAAATCTTTAAGAGAATTCAAACACAACGTATTGAGTAATAAATCTATGTCAAAAATTTACTCATTGTACGACCAATTAAGTACTCCACAAGGATTGTCTGAGTCAGATGCTAAAGAATATTTAGAAGAAGGAGTAAATCTTATTCAAAAATTATTAGGAAGTATTAAGTTACCTAAAACACTTTCTGAATCAACGAATGAATATTCTGACATCGATACTTTAGTTTATTTAAATAAAATTAATTTATCTGAAAGAGTTTCTGCAAAGAAAAATATTATTAATATTTTAACTTCTGAAAAGAGAACTGTAAAAGAATCAATTAATATTCCAATTAAATCTATGGTTAATATTGCCAATCAAACTTTAAGAAACTATATTGAAAATTTAAGTGAGAATGATAAAAAAGAATTCTTCCAAATTATTTCCGAAGATACAAAAACTTTAGAAACAAAATTTGAAACACTTAGAGAAAGTACAATTAACAAATTAAATGTTATTTTAGAAAATGAAAAAGAATTTGAGGTGAAAACAAAAATTTCAGAAACAATTGATAGAATTAAAAATGAAAAGTTTGACCAACTTAACTTCTTAAAATTGAAAAACTTAGAAAACTCAATTTAATTTCTTTCTTTGAATATATTTCGCTTTTAAAATTTCGGTTCTTTTTAAGACCGATTTTTTTTTGTATTCTTTTCTCTC